GCAGAAGCAATACCGTCGAAACAAGGATGATGAAAATAAATGTTAAACTGCATTACAAGTCCTCTCGATTACCTCTTTCATCAACGAGCCAATCTTATTATACGAAAAGTCCTGAGCAGTTTGTCTCCCTAATCGAGAAAGTGCCGTTCTTAAATTTTCATTTTGATAAACACTTCTCATCGCATTTCTTAGATCCATTAAATCAGGAACGCCCCACATTTCTCTGCCCGTATACATTTCTGCCACAGGATATTGCATCCCAAAAACAGGCTCTTCTATTGCCCTAATTGGTAAACAGCCTTGAGCATATTCCTTGAACCCACCCCACTGAGTAACAATAGTCGGTGTTCCCATTGCCATTGATTCAAAAGCTGGAATGTTAAAGCCTTCCCCCCTGCTTGGTGCGATCATTGTGTCACAAGATGCATGGAGCCTTAGTATTTCATCATTATCCATTATTTGATTATTGACATAAACTCTAGGATAACTATCCAACTTCAGCCCCTGCTTCACACCATCAATATATTTACGAATTTCATCAAGATCATCATGACCAAAGTTGGCATTAATATATGTTTTAAGCAGAAGCGCAACTGGCTCTTCTCTTTTAAATTCTGTAAAATATGCAATGAGGAGCCTATCTATCCCCTTCTTTTTTGTTAGCTGGCAGATATTGTAAAATATAAAGCGCTCTGGATCTATGTTGTATTTGTCCTTGGCTTCAAACACCTTGTATCGTGGTAGATCAAAAGCGTGAGGAACTTTATAGATAGGAATGGTAACACCACTATCCTTTAAAGCTTTTACATTCATCTCACAAGGAACCATCGCGGCATTAAACTGGTTAATCTTTTCTGGCCACGACTTAGGAAGTAGTGATGTTTCCCACGCCATGTATAGAATATTAACTAATCCCTTTTTAATCTTTGTAGTATTGGGGGTTGTATGTTGTAAGATAACACTAATATCCTTGGCTGGTTGTGACAAAAAGAAATCTATTGCTGGGTCTGGACCAGGATCGGACTTATCAAACTTAAGGTGGCGGGCTACGACATCCACGCCAACGGAATGTAGAGCCTTAATATAATTTCTAGAGGCTTCCCCGTAACCACTCGAATCTTTCACTGGAGCGACGTAAAGCACCCTCATGATACAAACTGTAAAACAGACTCTTTCCCGTGCTTCGCGGCCCAATTATCAATTACCTCTTGAGAAGTGTTCCCCACCCATACCTCCATTAATTCATCGTTAGGTGGAGGCGCACTAAATAATGCCCACACCTCTTGTCCATCAAAGCTATTGATAATCCAGTCGAACATTTTATCAAGCCAATCAGGATCGTTAAGAAATTTTGGTGGCCTTTCAATACGATCAACGGCAACACCATGGATATAACACTTGACCTCTTTCACAGTGATACAACCTGAAATCCAGTGTCCTGTCGATATTGCTGACCAGTTCTAGCTGACTCAAGCATATTGTGTTCCATCGCTACTTTGATAAAATAGTTAAGAACTTGTTGGCGACTCATTCCTTTGTCCAAAGATGTAAGCCAATTTTTCACTCCATCAGGGTCTGGTACTCTATCTAAGATGTCAGCATATAGACGATTGATAAAATCAAGATTTGGCAACTGTGCTATCTCTGGGACTTCTTGCAAGGCTGCATAAGGGATTGTCTTGAATGAAACTGGGGCCTCCCAAGTATGTAGACGGTCCTTAATAGGGACCGTATCTAATATTGTTTCCCACTTCTTAGCACAATTTTCCCAAGTAAAATCTTTGATAGAATTAATGGCCTCCTCACTCATTTTCTTTTTGGAGTTATCACTAAGCCTAATAAAAGAAGCGAGTTTGTCTATGAAATCAATCTCGTTTGGAATAGCTCTTGTACACCATGTATCTGGTTCGATATAGCTTGTATAATCTATTGGAAGCCCGCCTTGTCCATCTCCCACTTGCTCTGTCATAGCTGTATTGTTGGTAGCCATTACTGGTATTCCACAAGCCTTGGCCTCCACTATCGGCATTCCATATCCCTCACAAATTGCGTACTGAACATATATGTCCATAAGATTATATATGTCTGCCAATTGCTCCCTTGATACGCCCATTGATGTATTCGGGCACCGAGCCTCTACTTCTCCACATCTCCAACACTTAACCTTCTCACCAGTCCAATAATTCACAAAGGCGAACTTACACTTATGGCAAAAGTATGTAAAAATGATCTTCTTCTGTAGTCCATATCGTTTTACAAATCGTGGGATATCCCAGCCAACATCTGGATAGGATGTATGAAGAAGCAGGATGGCCTTTCTCGATTCTTCTGGATAAGTGTCTATAAAATTTTTAAATGCCTTTATCAGCAGTGGAAACAACTTGCGGCGCTGGTTCCTCATAGTCGTACCAACAATAAACAAATCATTCTTCATATTCCATTTCTTTCGATGCTTCTCTCTGTCTCCCACTGGTTTAAAAATATCCTTTTCATATCCTGGCTGTGCTATCTCAATAACCTTAAGGGCCTTACCGCTTTGACTTTCTAGTAGCCTCTTTCCGTACAGAGAATAGGAGAGCAAATAATCGACCTTTCTATAGTCCTCTATCCATTCTTCTTTTTGAGGATCTCCATCCACTGTTGGCATCCAAATATGTATGAAATTCTTTCTAAATGGATTCTTAAGTTCGTACTCATCCATCCACCAATCTCTGATAGCGACCACAATATCTGGTTTAAAATCTAACAAAACCGATGTGAATTTCCATTTACCAAACTGATTAATATTATCAGAACTATAGATTTGAGACTGTTGCTGATCCCTAACAAAGGTTTTCTTCTGAGGATCATATCCAACAATATCTGGTTCATTGCCATAATATTTCCAATATGTTCCAGAATGAAGCCAACGGCTATCCTGTTGGGGGGCATATGAGCCGAATTCAGCTATCTTATATTTTCCAGTCTTATATAGAAGACCTATAACGTTTCTATAATAAGTAGAGAATCCCGTATTAAGGAAGTTGGCCTCCCCTACGAATAGCACCCTTTTCTTATAGCCATCTATATGGCTGATCCTCGGGATGCCATCTTTGAACGGTATCTTTGCTATATCAATCAACATTTGTTAGATCATCCTTTAGACTGTTCTTTGTATTTCTATATTCCCATTCGGTTAAATTTAGTATTGTTTTTATTTCTTCTTTTGAGTATCCGTCTGCTACCAAATTTGCAAAAGATTGATTGTCATCTCGTATAGAATTTAGAATAAAATTATCGTCGATAACAGAAACGTCAGGGGCCAGAGCAGATGTCTTAAATCTGTCCCTTTTGGATATCTCATTAAGCACTGTATTTCTTGCCGCTCTATAAAAATACCCCAGTCCCTTGTCTGTAAAACAACCGCTGGCTACTATAAAATTTAAGATGGAGGTCTGAAACAAATCCTCTCTGTCCCTTGATGGATATCTCTGGAGATACCTTCGGGTCTCAGAACTTATCAAGGTTAATGTATCTATACTCATCTATCAGTACGACCGTTCAACGAGGTAGCACTCAAGTAAACAATTATATAATACGAAATAAATCATTGGAAGTTAGGTTAAATCCGTAAGATACGTTCTGTTTTTGTAGAATTTAAAGTTGAAGAGGCGGGTGGCCCCCTGATAAATAAGGCTCTCTAGACGAGGAAAATTCTTTGCTGTCACTCTCATTCCAGAAAAAGAGCCCGTATCATCAGAAATAACGAGACTGGCGACCTGTTCCCCCTTCATATTTTTCATAAGCTTAATATCGTCGATGGTGGCGAAAACCGATCCTGTATCGTTATCCTCCCCTTGCCAAGTTTCCCCGCATTTATGGGTAATGTCGTGTCCTTTATAATAAGACTTGCCAATATCTGAAAGTACAAAGCCCATAAGTTCCTTCTCTAGCATGGCTGCCATGGCAGGGGTAGTTTTAATGGAATCTGCCTCTTTCATTTGCTCGAGTGTCTTTCTTACTGGGGTAGCTCTTGTACGCTTGGGGATGGTAGCTGTAGCGTTCTTCTTCGGGGTTGCCATCTCTTTCCACCATCTAGGATTTTGTTCCATCCTCTCTAAAAGATTCTCTACTGCGGGTTGAATGTTACTTCCTTCCTCAACTAGTCTAGTAATCTCCTCGAATTCTCTATCATTAAATTCATATATAAGCTCTGTTTTTTGCGCCAACATGGCTCGATTCTTTGTATATTCATCAAACGCGCCACAATTAATTAATGACCTCACAGTTCCTTTATCTGTTAAGTTAATCAGTCTCATTATAGATTTAGCTAGACTGTTACCTTTGACGAACTGATTCAGATTCTTACTCTTTGCTTCCCCGATCCCCTTGATATTACATGCACCAAATCCTATATTTTTCTCATCAATAATTTCAAAGTCTTTTCCAAGGCGATTTAGATTAGGAGGTATAAGGGAGATACCAAATCTCCAACAATCTGTGATAATCTCTGTGATTTCCTCTTGTGGATATTGATCGTATTTAGCACAGTTCAATAACGAGCAGAAAAACTCCTTGGCAAAGTGTGATTTAAGGAATGCTGTCTTGTATGTAACAAGCGAATAATTAATGGCGTGTGCTTTACAAAATTGATATTCTGCTGTCTTTTCAATAAATTCCCAAAGACGATTCGCAATATCCTTGCTATAACCACTCTTGATACAGCCAGTAATAAATCCATCCTTCTGCTGCATCATTAGCTCTGGTCTTTTTTTTCCTGTGGCTATACGAATTAAATCGGCAGTAACAAGGTCAAGATTTGCGATAGACCAACATATCTGCATCATTTGCTCTTGATATATCATCTGACCAAATGTATCGTTTAGCAGGGCTTTAAGATTATTATGCAAATATTCTGGCTCTTGCTTGGAATCTTTATATCTGATATACATCTCACTCATGCCACTCTCTAGGCATCCTGGCCTAACTATACTAATAAGATCCGCTATATCAGTAATAATTCTTGGCTTAAGTCGTGGTCCCCATTGACGGCCTAAATATGAATCAGTTTGGAATATACCTTTAGTTAAACCCAACGATAATAGATCGTATGGAGCTTTGCATTCTAAGCTTATCTTCTTTATATCAAACGGCTTAGGAACTATACATGTACAATTATTGATTGTTTGCATTTTTCCTCTGGTCTGAAAACCATTTCTTTGGTTTTGTAGGGGCCTTTTCTAGATATGAGCCCAACGTATGTGGATCTAATATTTGATGCGTCGATTGTTGGTCATAAAGCCTCACCGCTTTCTTGCCACATTTATTGCACTTATGCTTTTTATACTCGCTCATTGGCTTGATAATATCTCTCATTACATTATCACAGCACTTACATATATAATCATATCTTGGCATTTAAACTCTCAGAAATTTGTTTACAAGTTTTCCATGATGCTCTGGCACATTTAGGCATTTTCTTATTTGCTTTATAATATTCGGTAATAGCATCAATTGTTTTACTATCGGATGGATAACCAGAGCATTCTTTCAATCCGCCCTCTTTCAGATTTATATCCAGAAGTCTATCCCTAATTACCTTTGCTATAATAGACGCAGCCCCTACCACTATATGATTTTGATCTGCTTTGATTTCAAACCGTATACACGAAGGCAGCTTAAACTCCTTCCACTTTCCATTAGTAAAGTCATCAATAATGAATTCCATATCATCAGTACAATATACGCTATTTACTAATTCTTTTGCCATCATTAACTCTAGTCTATTTAGATTTGTAGAGTCAATAATCATAGGAGAACATTGTGTCCAACTCATATGGGCAAGACCAGCATTGCCAGAATACATCTCCTCGAATATCTTTTCTCTTTGGCCCCTCGTTAATTGTTTGGAGTCCTTAACCCCCAGCACCGATAGGTTCTTTATCCCCTCCTCCCCCGCTACTACTATTCCCATAACAAGTGGACCTAAGACCGCTCCCCTTCCAGCCTCATCTATACCAGCAAGAAATTTCATTGGCTATCAGTTATAGAAAGCATTTCTTTTTCAAATCTTTGCATGCTATCATTACTGAGAATATGATTACAAAAATCCAAAAACGCTTTATTCCAAACCTTGTGGCTTTCTGCATATAGCCTATTACATTCTTCACAACACTTTTTCGCTTCTATGAATAATCTTAGACCCTCGGCCTCTATCCTTTTCCCGTTTGCCTGTAGTGCAATACCCTCATTACATAATCTTCCCCCCTCCGTAGATAGCTTTTTACATTCTTCGTACAATCTATCACCTTCGGTATATAATTTTATTCTAAGCCTCCACGCATCCTTTAATTTATCATTCATAATCTACCTTGAGTTGATTAATCTTTCTGTTTCCCCAATCAGGGTAACTGTCTTAAGCCCAAGCCAATCTAGTTTAAGATATCCAAGATCTTCTAATGAATACATATCTAAGCCAGTCATTAGTAACTGTTTGCTAGCATTATACGCCATTGGAATATCTCCCTCATAGAAGCTGTTATTCCCAATGACTATAGCTGAAGGGTGCGTTGTAAGATGCTTTTTTAAACCCAACGCCTTTTTGGCCAACCTGTCAAGGGCTGGATTCTTATCAAGAAGGGTCTTTAAAGCAGCTACCTTTTCTTTTGCTTGATCTATGGTCTTAATCCCCTTATGAGGTATATCTTTTGTGATCACTTCCAAATAATCTTTAGATAAGCCTATGGCCCTGCCAACGTCTCTGATACATGCCCTTATTCCAAATGTATCCAATGACATAATATGGGACACCCGATCTTCTCCGAATCTCTTTCCTATATACGAAATAACCTCTGCTCTGCGATTGATACAAACATCAATGTCAATATCAGGCATCGAGCCCTTTCTTCCGACATTATAGAAACGCTCCCACATCAAACCATACTGGATTGGATCGACTTCTGTGATCCCCAATAGATGTACTACCAGACTTCCAGCAGCACTACCCCTTCCTGAATTAATAGGTATATCATTGGTCCTAGTCCAATCCACAATATCTTTTACGATAAGGAAGTAGTCGGCGAGATTAGCTTCCTTAATGTCCCCTAACTCTTTATTGAGTCTTTGCTTGGTCTTATCATCTTTGTTAACAGCCTTATCTAAACAAAACTTACTTAACTTATCAAAAGAATCCTTATCATAAACGGGCATTCTATTTATATTCATCTCTACAACGTCCTTCTCACATATTTCTGAGATCTCATGTGACATTCTTAATTCTTCTGTCGTTAAGCTCCCGCTCATTTCTGATAGATCTTTGAGCCAAAATTCGTTCGTCGTAAACCTCTTCCTGCGCCCCCCCTCACTGCGGGTTTTCTCTAGCATTGTCGAATTATTTGCCAAGGCACAAATTACTTCGTGAATATCGTGGTCGTCTTTATGTAGATAATGGGCATCTTGTGTAGCTACACAAGGGATGTTTAATGTTTTCCCTATATTCCTCGAAGCATCTCTAATTATATCCTCTCCTGGTACTCCACCGTCCATTAACTCTAGAAAGAATCGGTCCTTAAAAATTGATTTTAGATGTGTGGCCCAATATGTAGCTTCATGAATACTATTAGATAAAATTAGTTTAGATAGCTTAGAACTCATACAACCACTAAGGCAAATAAGACCATCAGAAAAATTCTCTATATTCTTAATATCTATTCTTGGTCTGTAATAAAAACCATCCTTATTGGAGATGGTCGTTAGTCTCTTTAGATTCTCCCATCCCTTTTTATTCTGTGCCAATATAGTAAGGTGTGTATAATCTCTAGTCTTTTCTTCAATATTCTCTGCAAGATAAAACTCCATACCAAGAATTGGCTTGATGCCTACCTGTCTTGCTTCCTTGTAGAAATCTATAGAGTCAAAAAGATTTCCATGATTGGTCAGTGCAATGGCTGAATGTTCATATTTACTAGCTGTCTTTACTGCATCTGATACCTTCAAAGTTGAATCAAATAATGACCCATCACTATGCAGGTGCATATGTGCAAATTTGGGCATAATATTATTTCCTATACTGGAAAATATTTTTCATATAAATTGTCGCACTTATTTAGTCCAAAGCACCAAGAGGAACAACGCCACCGCTGCTTAGGCTCTATATCTATAATACGATTTGGAACCTTGATTTTATTAATAGTATTGGAAAGTTCTTCGATTTCTCTCAAAGTAACCATCCGTTCCTCGTCTGTGAATCGGAAAGATATTGGCTTACCCTTGAGATAGTCAAATGTAAGCAGTCTATTTAAATATTGAGGCCACAAAACCATCGCCACTAAGTCATATATTTTAGGCTGAAGATCCTCCCTTAATTCCCCTTCTTTCGCCTGTTTGCCAGTCTTCCAGTCCCTTATCTCTATTGTGTCTTTATCTATCTCCGTGACAAGATCTATATATCCCAAAACGGGTATTTCTTTACTTAGATTTTCATCGAATTTCTGTTCTGGGGTACCCACAATCTTTCTACTGAATGGTTTGTCATCTCTATCAAAGGCCGTCTGTATCATTTTCATACAGGCTTCTCTCATATCTTTTGGACACTCATCTACATCTTTCATTTCTTCCCCAATAAGCTTCCATGGGGCGAACTTAACCAGAGAATGATCTAATTGCTTTTCCCAATCCTTCTCTCCTAATGCATACTTTTCCAACACCTCATGAACAACGCTGCCCACCTCTGTTGCCTTAGATGGCCTATTCATTTCTGGCAGCTTTGCCTCGTATGTTAAGTAGTATCTAAACTGACACCATTGAAATGTTTTAAGCTTAGAGGCCGATAGTTTGTCAGTTCTCATTAAAATCTTTTCCCCACCACGTTGGCTATTATATTTTCTTTTATCAAAATTTTCTCCACTTCCTTTCCTATATTCTCTGCCCCCTCTATATCGGGGCCTATGATATAATTAAAGCGGTCTTTTGGATAATTGTCTAAAGCCTTTTCTGACGGATGTTCATCCCCACTTGGACCCTTACTCCTTAACATATGAACTATAATTGCCCCATTCCTTTTCATTTCATCTATTTCATTTGGAAATCTAGCATCATCAAATAGCACTAGGTCGGCCAAAGATTTAATAGCTGAAAAGGAGGCAATCTTAACCCATACGTCTTCTGCAAACCCATTTCTAAATAAATCTGTACCGATAATCTGAAGGACCTCTCTTGCGGAGACACTTCCGTTGGTCTTATTAAACTTCTTTTGTAGGGCAGGATTTAAGTCCTCCCAATTCCACATGGTTGGAGTATTCTTATTCTTATCTTCTCCGTGACACTGATCCAAGCTAAGTCCTAAAGAGTGAGCCATGGCCTTTAATGGTGCGGCAAAGGAATACCAGTCAACAAGAAGACCGCTACTCCCCACCCTGTCTCTAACATATTTTGCAGCGGTTGTTTTTCCCCTAGCCTTTTTTCCAGCAAATACGAAGATCTTTTTATTCATATTCCGCCGATACAATAGCGTTATAAAATTTATCTATATACTTATTTTCAAGTAGAGACTCCATCGTTGGAGTAATAACTGACGCAAATACTTTAATAAATGGGTGCTCTATATAATTGGTCTCATTGGAAACTACAATCGTTGGTTTATGGAGTTGCCAAGCCCAAGCTAGTTCGGCGAATGTTCCCATCATTGGGCGAGTCTCGCCAAATGTCGTAAGATACGCAATGATCAAATCTGCATTTTGAACAGACATATAATCTTTGTGAACGATCATGTTGTGAGGCATATTACTTTTCAAACCCTGTTCATCAAGATGGCCTATCTCTCCACTATTCAATGGATCTAGCCAATCAATGGGGAACCTTTTTGCATTGTAATGATCTCGTAATCCCTTTCTCCACGCAGTACACTTTTCAATGCTCCTGCCGTGTATATAACCAGCAAGATAAACTTTCATTTTAGTCCTCTCTGCTATAGCTAAGTCCATGTTGATCGCAGATGCTCCTAATTTGAATAATATTTAGTTCGGCCCAATCCTTAACACCTTGTGGAAATTTTATCTGATATATATTGAACTTAATTGTTTGCCCGTCCGAAGAAACGGTTTTATTCATCAGCCTTTTCTTTGTCTTTTCTGCCCCCGTCAGTCCTGCCTTGTCTCCATCAAAGCCCATATAGACCTTAGTAGCTCCAAGGCTGATTAATACATCATCTTGTGAACCAACTAAACTAGCACCTAAACAAGCTACCGCAACCCGCACCCCCGCCTGTTCTAATCTTAGTACGTCAAGAGGTCCTTCGCATAAGAGTGCAGAGTGGTCCTTTTTAATATATGGCGCGGCACAAGTAAGATTAAAGAAACTAGTCCCAACGTCCCCCCAATGCATCCACTTGGATATCCCCAACTGCTCCCATTCTGGAAGCCCATCGTTTGTTTTATTGAACAGGGTTCTTCCAGTGTAGGCTATAAGTTTGCCGTCTATATCCTCCAATGGGAAAACGATTCTGTCTTTCAGAGGCCCCGTGCTACATGAAAAACCTCCATGGTTCTTAATTTCCTGAACACTAAATCCTCTCGATTCCAAGTACTTAAAGTCACTTCCTTTTTCTTTTAGTTCAAATATTCTTTTCCTGCCGTTATTCCTCATGGCTTGTGCAAAATTATCAACTTCTCCTTGAGCTAAATTAGTCACGCTGTAGTTCATTGTTTTGACCCATTTTGCAGCATCGTAGATAGAAAGGTTTTTTACTTGTGCTATGATGTCTAATGCACTACTTCCCTTTTCATGGCATTGATTGGTCCAACACCTAAACTGTTTGTGGTCATCACTCCATGAGAAAGCGGTTCTATTATCACCACCGTGAATAGGGCACGGTGCTCTTAATTGCCCGCCACGGTCCTCAAAAACTATCCCCAGTTGGTGGAGGATCGGCCTGATGTTTTTTGCTGCGGCCTCTCTTAGTTCTGCCATCTCCCTCTTTCGGTCCATCTGGTTTTTCGGCAGCATTGTTTGCATCTTTTCTCTCCAAAGATAACTCTCTATTAGTCTTGCCTTCTGATATCTTTCCAATAGGATAATTAATTCTAAGATTCAAATAGTCATCTGTGTCGTGGCCCTCACCATATCTTGAATATACCACTCTTGCCTTAACATTGCCACTCTCCACACCGTCCCTAAATACCTCCTCTGGAGTTTTCTTTCTCAGGATGGTCATTGACGAACAGTACCACTCTATTCTATCTGTGCCCGAAGCGGTCCCATAATCCTCATCTCTACCCTCTCTGTTAAGCTGGACCACAAGGACAATCGGAATTCTATATTGGATTGCCACTGTTCTAAGCATGGTAAGGTAGTGACCTAACACTTGATACTCTTTGACGTTATTTGAAAGCCCTTTAAGACTAGTTAAATGTAAGAAGTCATATACGACCACACAGTTCTTTGCAAACCCCTTAGCATCTAATCCGACATACCTATGGATAAATTCTCTGATAAGTATTACCACCTCTGGCATTGTTAGACCAGCAGCGCTCTTATAAAAGATAGGAGACTCCTTTAATTTATTTGCTGCGGCCTCTACCCTCTCTTTAGACATTGATGTATTATTCCACATCCCGCTTTCAATATCCCCTCTAGGTATTTCAGACTCTCTTGCCAATAGCATCGTTCTATGAAAGTCGTTATTCATTTCTGTGTCTAATATGAGGGCGGGTATTTTCTTTGTCATCCCCATGTGCCACACTATTTCATCGCTCAATGTGCTTTTCCCCACCTTGGGCCTTGCTGCTATAACATTCAGACCAATCTTTCGTAACCCCCCGCCCGTAACGCGATTCCATTTCATAAGATGGATAGGGATGAAGTTGGATTCACCGCCCATCTCCTTGGTTTCTTTAAGGAAATTGTCTATATCTTTTCCAAGATGTCCAACGCCCTCCACCCCACAGAGCTTCTGAACCTCGTCCATGGTTTCTGCATACATACTAGCAACAAGCTCTTGAGTGGTCTCGTTCTTATCAGTAACTCCTGATTCTATCTTATTTGCTGCTGCTTTAAAATGATCTCTTAGTCTCCGTTGAGCGAATGCCTTTTGTATATTATCTACAATAACTGGTATCGCATTCTTGTTAACATCATTACTTGTCAGAGAATCTATATAGTCGCCATTAGAGGTCATTCTGTCTAGCCCACGAATATTTAGTTTCTCTCCTTGAGCTAGTATTGTCAACTTATCAAGGTGGTTCAGCTTATCTTCCATTACCGAATGACGAATGATATCAAAGATAAAGCGGTGTGAATCTGTATTAAAATGTTCTGTGGTGATCTTTGTGGCTATGTCATAGATTAATCTTGGCTCTTTAATCATTGCCGCAAGAAGCAGTCTTTCATTTCCAGACGTATTAAGCACCAAATCCCCCATTCTTTTCTTTACGACCACGGTTAAAATAGACGGACTTAATACAGGCGATATATTCCTTTACTGCATCACAGATTTCTAAAAGAGATGCTATTTTAATGGCCCTATCTTTATTATCGTTTTCAAATCTAGCATATCCCCTTTGAATACCAAGCTCTTTTCTGATATGTAAATGCCAAGAATTAAAAACCATCAATAGGTCTGTCAACTCGTCAGGGTCTAGGGTCGATATTGTTTCAGGATGTTTGGAAATAATATCTAGCGCCCACGATAATTTGTCCTCTGACGGCGGGCCTTTAATTTTGGAAAGTCCCAGCCCGTCTGCCCACCCAACTATATCAGACACGACAATGCCTCTTTCGTTGTTGAATCATCTACCCTTATTATACGAATATTATTGATCCGACACCACTCTTCTTTTCTTTTATCATTATTTTTAGATCTCTGGAAGCCTATTTTATCTTGATGAAAATACGGAACAAATTCATTGTGTTGGCCACCATCTGCTTCTACTGCAATAAGAGAGGTCGGCAAAAAGAAATCTATTTTTAGCCCGCCACTTTTCGGTATCACAAACTCCTCAAGAAGTATTTGATGTGGGAATAGTTCTTCGATGAGATCTCCTATTCTTGTTTGGCACTTCGAGGCATCAAGTCTTCGTGGGTATTCAGACGGCCTGACAGCCATCTTTATTTCAGAGCCGTCTAGGCAAATAAATTTCATTATTTATATAGCGATAGGATCTTTGTTTTAAATTTCTTTTCTAGCACCTTGTCGTTTCTAATAGCGTCTGCGAGATTGTCCAGCCCCTGCATCTTTATTTCTTCCCACTCGTCAGATTTGGATACATTAATCCAAGTGCCACTCTTTTCTGCCAAGGCCAACTCAATCAGTAACTCCGCTATTTCATAGGCCCTATCTATACCTTTGCCAAAGTAAAAAGGAACTGGGACATCTCCAGAAGGAAGCGCCCATCTATTCTTTTGAACAGTTGCCTTGATAATGCGGCCAAACATCTTTCCATCTTTATCTTTCCGTTGTCCGTATGGCTCCTTGCTGCCCAAGGAAATTGATACAATTTGTGTGCAATAAAACATTAATGCCTCGCCTCCTGGCACCCGTACACGCGGCCCATATGGGCTTAAGTTCTGTCTTGTTTGATTAATAAGAATAACCACACTGTTAGAGTCCCACGCAGATTGACAGAGCTTTCTCATCATTGCATTAATAAGTCCAGCCTGTCTTCCCATTTCTGACTTCCCAATGCTTTCTGTAGTCAATGCTTCTGGAATCATAGCCGCTATACTATCAATAATAACGCAGGCTCTTTCGTCTTTATTTAAAGACCTTAGCGTTTGTTCTGCTATATCTCCACACTCTTCTGCTGTATTAGGATTAACTATTAAGACTCCCTTCTTTTCTAACTTTTCAACAGTATTAACTATACTAGGATTAATAGCCCTCTCCATGTTCTCATACAGACAGGCTGTTTTTTTATTGGCTTGTTGCGCCTCACTTAAAATCTCTAGGGCCATTGTAGTTTTGCCCGCACCTTGCGCCCCGTATACCATGTGGACCCCCCTTGGAAAAGGGGTTTTAAGAGCCAAGTCTAGTCGAATACTACCAGTAGAAATGGTCTCTAAATTTTCTACATCTTCCAGCTTTTCAATAGAACGCTTGCCGTACTCCTTGATTATTTGTTGCTCTAACCTTGCTAGTAGATCATTCATAGTTTTTCTATTTCACCGCCTAAAAATACTGACTTGTTCGGTCTAGGCTTATTAGTTCTTTGTGCTTCTAACATGTCTAATTTCTTTTTAAGCGGCGCACATCTTCCCCATGTCAGCTTAAACAAGTCTTTTATCTTGTCTCTGCCTATGATGAAAATAATATCTTCAAACTGATCGGGGATTTCTCGTAAGATCTTCGCCGCTGCCACATATTGCCCTCGCTTTTTCGTAGGATCGAGGGGGCCAGAGGTGGACTCTCTAAAATAAATAACGGTGTCTGCAAGTAACTGGTGTGCAGGAACTAGCTTGCCGCTAAAAGGGGAGACGACTTTCTGCATCTAGAGTATTATACGAAATTTAGCCGATGTCTATCAAGAAATTTGGTCTCAACTTCCGAATACTTCTTTCGCTGTTTAACGCATATTTTCCAGAGACTGCATCCTTGAGCCAATAATTTATTTCTGCTATTCCGCCAGATCCAGATATCACTTTCTTATATGTGTCGGCATAGTGAGTCCCATCTCCAGTGTCTTTATCTGTACTTGTTGCAAATTCTTGTCTAAATCTAAGAGCACCATCATTGTAATTAGCCTCTCCAATAAATGGGAATGTTGCATTGGTCCATTTAATCGGATGTCCACTTGGATCTAGAAATGGCTTAATATCAACTTGTGTATTTTCTATAAAATAGTATCCAGTAACGGCGGCGGTTGGTTTTAATGGATCGCCTCCACAAGCTCCAGAAGCCTCAACTCTA